CTCAACAGCTATGGGGCGGTATGGAATTCGGGTCAAAGAATTTTAAGCAATTCCCTAGTTGGAATCCGCAAGGCTATTTTATTTATCCCACGCTTAGGGCAAATCAGAATGAATTGGTGAGACAATGGGAACTCTCATTCGCTGAGATAGTTAAGAGGTTCGATTAATGGCTGGCTCAAGAACACTTAAGCTCTCGATTCTTGCCGATGTCGATAATCTTCGCAAAAATTTAGGTGAAGGCAGCAAAGATGTTGAAGGCTTTGGCGCAAAGCTTGGAGACTTTGGCAAGAAGGCAGCGGCAGCATTTGCGGTTGCAGCAGCAGCAGCAGCAGCCTACGCAGGCAAGTTATTAATTGATGGTGTCAAGGCTGCAATTGAAGATGAGAAAGCACAGATTAAATTAGCAACTAGCTTAAAAAATGTCGCAGGTGCAAATAATGCTGTGGTGGCAAGTGTTGAGAAATACATAACAAAGACGGCGCTGGCAGTAGGTGTCACCGATGATGAATTAAGACCAAGCTTTGATCGCTTAGTAAGAAGCACGAAAAGCGTTGAAGAAGCGCAGAAATTGCAGGCACTTGCTTTAGATATATCGGCAGGCAGTGGCAAATCTTTAGAGGCAGTAAGCATGGCTCTAGGTCGCGCTTATGACGGCAATGTGACTTCACTTGCCAGATTAGGTGTTGGCTTATCAGCAGCCGAATTAAAATCGATGACATTTGATGAGGCAGCTAAAGCATTGGCAGCGACCTTTGGCGGTCAAGCAGCAGAGCAGGCAGAAACATTTGCAGTCAAGATGGATCGCCTAAAGATTGCATTTGATGAAGGTAAAGAGACGGCAGGGGCATTTGTCTTAGATGCAATCACGCCTCTAATTTCTGCCTTTGTCGAAAAGGGCATTCCAGCTATTCAAAAATTTGCCGATGAGATTGGCCCGAAGTTAAAGCCTATTATTGATGGCGTGATTCACATAGTCAGAGATGTCTTATTGCCAGCATTTAAAAGCTGGTATGAATTTCTTTACACTAAAGTAATTCCTTTCTTCATAACCGTATTTACGCCAGCATTTGAAGGATTAAAAAATGCATTTAATACAATAAAAAAAGCGGTAGATGAAAATAGAGAAGGCTTTGATAAACTAAAGCCCGTCATCAAAGCCCTTGCAGAATTCGTCAGAGATAAAGTTGCGCCTGTGCTTGGCGGCGCATTCAAGCTTGCACTTGAAGCAATTGGCAAAGTCGTAGGCGGTTTGATTTCAGGCTTTGGCAAGCTGGCAGGATTCATTGGCGATGCTTACGAACAATTACGAAACTTTATAAATCTAATTAAAAATAATCCAGTAGTTAAGGGAATTAGCAGTGTAGTAAGCGGTCTCTTTGGCGGTGGCAAAGCAGCAGGCGGCCCAGTCAAAGCAGGCACTTCTTATGTGGTAGGCGAGCGCGGCGCGGAGATGTTCGTGCCAAAGACCGATGGCGTGATAATCCCCAATAACAAAATGGGCGGCGGTGGCGTGGTCAATAACTTCAACATCAATGTGTCTGGCGCGCTGGATAAAGAAGGGGTCGCTCGACAAATTGTGGATATTCTAAATAATAGCTTTTATCGCGGCACTCTAGCGGCTGGCTCTATTCTGTCATGAGCCAATGGTCGCCAGTCTGGCGAATCAAAATTGAGGGCGTTGAATATACAGATGTCACGCTGGCAAGCATGTCTCTTAGTTCAGGTCGGACAAATATCTATGAGCAGGCGCAAGCTTCTTATTGCAACATAGTCCTAATTAATTCCGATGGATCACTGATAGCGCCAGAGATTAATTATGGTCTAACCGTTGAGGTGCAGGATTCGACCGCCGCTTATGTGCCTATATTCGGCGGCACGATTAGCGACATTGAAGTGGGCATTCAATCGGCTGGCTCGGTCATGTTCGTGCAGAGCATTAAAATCGTGGCAACTGGCGCGCTTGCTAAATTAAATCGGACTTTGACTGAAGGCGTATTGGTCAAAGACTTTGACGGTGACCAGATTTACAGCATTCTCAGTGATTTATTCTTAAACTCATGGGCTGAAGTGCCTGCCGCTATTACTTGGCAGGCTTATCAGCCTGCCACTGAGCAATGGCAAGATGCTGAGAATACTGGGCTGGGCGAGATAGATCAGCCGGGTGATTATGAGCTAACGGCAAGAAGCGCATCGACTACGACCGTCTATGCCCTAGTAAGCGCCTTAGCCAGTAGCGGTCTCGGTCAATTATATGAAGATGCTCAAGGGCGCATCGCATACGCTGACAGCACACATCGCGGCTTATACCTAGCCACAAACGGCTATAAGGAGATACTGGTCGGCGATGCCATTTATCAAGGGGTTAAGACAGTCACGCGCTCTGGCGATGTGCGAAATCAAATCACAATTAGTTATAAAAACAATCAGCAAGAATCAGCCGAAGACATAGATTCGGTGCGCGAATACGGCAATCTAGCGCAAAGCATTAGCACATCATTAGAGAATAAAGTTGATGCCGAAGATCAGGCACAGTTCTATCTTGATTTGCGAGCCTATCCTTATGCCTTCTTCGATCAAGTGACTTATGAGCTGACAAATCCAATGCTAAGCGATGCTGAGCGCGATGTATTGCTGGAAGTCTTTATGGGCTTGCCTTTGCGTATAACTGACCTGCCCGTCAATATGGGGTCGCAATTTGAGGGCTATGTCGAGGGCTGGACATTCACATCAAGCTTTAACAAATTGCAAGTCAATGTCTTGCTTTCGCCAGTTTCATTCTCAACGGTTGCAGAGAAATGGCAATCCGTGAGTGTCGCGGAGCAATGGCAGACCATATCTAATACACTTCAATGGCAGAATGCCTTTGTCGTAGCGTAAGGAGAACAGATGGCTAATCCGACTAGCAACTATGGCTGGCAAATGCCGACCAACACCGATCTTGTCAAAGACCTGCCAGCAGACTTTGAAGTCTTTGGTCAGGCAGTAGATACCGCATTGGGTGACCTAATAGGCGGCACAACGGGTCAAATCTTGGCTAAAAATTCAAATACAAACATGGACTTTGTGTGGATTACTAATGATCAAGGCGACATAACGGCAGTCAATGTGACTTCACCAATTACAGGCGGCGGCAGCTCAGGCGCAGTCACAGTCGGGATTGATGATGGCACTACTGCACAAAAAGGCGCAGTGCAATTAGAAGACTCGACATCGAGCACATCAACGACTAAAGCTGCTACACCTAACAGCGTTAAATCAGCTTATGACTTGGCAGGCGGTGCAATTGCGAAATCTTTAGTAGATGCCGAAGGCGATTTGATTGTGGGCGATGCTGCCGATGCAGTTCAAAGATTAGCAATTGGATCAAATACGCATGTGCTCACAGTAGATACTTCAGTTGATGGCAAAATCAAGTGGGCTGCGCCTGCTACAAGCACATTCCCAGCATTCTCAGCAACACCAAATGCAACTCTAACTCCAAGTGCTAGCACAGATACCAAAGTGCTATTTCAGACCGAAACATTTGATTCAGATGGCACTTTTGCCAGCTCAACATTTACGCCAAACAAAGCTGGCTATTATCAAATTAACTGCAATTTGCTTTGCAATAATAACGGCAGAGTTATTTTATATCTCTATAAGAATGGCTCTGTTTATACAAGGCTAGTTGATCATAACTCGGCAACTCTCCTGACTGCTATGGGTTCTTGCTTAGTTTCAATGAATGGAACTACTGATTATCTTGAAATGTATATTTATATGACAGGCGCAACTAGAACGGTTGATAGCGGCATCTCAGTTTCACAATTTAACGGCGTAGGAATTAGGAGCAACTAATGGCAACAGAATCAATTTACGATCAAATTGTCGCATATTATCCCGCTTTACTTGAAGATAATGATGTATTCATTGATGGAACAATAACCTTGCGTAATGATAGCGATGGCATTGGCGATTATATCGAAGTGTGGAATTACGACCAGCCTTTACCGCCGGGATTGCATGTAGGCAAGCCAGCATAAATTTAGACATGACATACATTGACGGCACAGCGCAACGCCTTTGCGAAATTGCATTGGGTGAGATTGGCTACATTGAAACACCTGACAACATCACAAAATATGGCGAACACACGAAAGCCAATGGCTTGCCGTGGTGTGGATCATTTGTCAATTGGTGCGCGCATCATGCAGGTGTAAAGCTGCCATCAATGGTGAGCACTGCAATGGGCGCACAAAGAATGAAAGATGTGGCGCGCTGGCACACAGAGAATCCACAGGCAGGCGATTTGGCATTCTTCGACTTCCCGAGCGATGGCATAGATCGCATAAGCCACATCGGAATTGTGGTCGCAGTAGCAGGTAAAGAAGTGATTACAGTCGAGGGCAACACAGCGCTCAGCGGTGGAAATCAGCGCAATGGCGGCATGGTCATGCTAAAGAATCGCGCTTATGGCAAAGGCTCGCCGATTGTTGGATTTGCTAGACCAAAGTATTCAGTCAGCACTTTGGCGTATCCTGAAGTCAAGGCAAGCGAGGAAGCCGCAAGCAAAGTCAAAAAGAAAGGCAAAAAAAATGACACAAGTGAAGCTAATACTGGCATCATGGGCAAGATCATTTCTAGCGGCAAGTCTGGCGGTTTATCTCGCAGGGCAGAGTGATCCAAAAGCAATTGCTGGAGCTGGCGTTGCAGCTGTTGCGCCTGTAATTTTGCGATGGCTAAATCCAAAAGATTCTGCATTCGGGCTGTCAAAGCCTTAATCGCAGGTATTCTTGCGCTAGGGGTATCAAGCTGTGGATATGACGGCTGGGTCAGATACCCCTGCCAAGAGTTCGACAACTGGAGCAAAGCCGAGTGCCAGCCGCCAGCCTGCAAAGTCACAGGAACATGCACTGCCGACTTGGTTGGCGACATCGCTGACACGCCAAGCCCCTAGATATCAAAGGCGCTTAAATCCTGAGGACATACACGCTCGACTAATTTTAATTATTGGCGTGGCTCTTTCAGCCGTCTTTGTAGTTATTAGCATTGGAATCACCTACGCGCTTATATTTGTCACACAGCCAATCGGATCGCAAGCGCCTAACGATGCAGCATTTATTGACCTACTTAAAACAATGGCAATCTTCTTGACTGGCGCTCTTGGCGGTGTTCTTGCAGGCAATGGCTTAAAGTCCAAGCCAAAGCCAGCCGACACGCCGACCCCTGAACATAAGGCTTGAATCTGTCAGGGCTGTGTATCACACTGATACCACAGACACCGAATGTGTGGCTGGATCAGGAGCAACACAATGCACGAATTGGACATGAATATCAGCACAATCTTGACCTGTTTAGCTCTTATGGGCTTGGCGTTCATGATTGGATTTAGTAAGGGTCACGGCGATGGCTGGGGCGAAGGTTATGCCCGAGGCTATTATCGCGGCAAGAATCGTCAAGCTGCTCAAGTAGGTGATGAATAATGGCTTGGAATCTAGAGAATTACGAAGATGTAAATGCCAGAATAAAGCGCTTTAGAGCTGAGTTCCCATCTGGTCGCTTGGAATGCTACATCGAGGACATTGACATCAAGGCAGGTTATATCTTGGTTAAAGCTTTGGCTTATCGCAATTATGAAGATGAGAAGCCAGCAGCTATCGACTATGCCTATGAAGTGCGCGATTCATCTAAGATCAATGCGAACTGGTGGGTCGAGAATTGTGTGACATCGGCATACGGTCGCGTAATAGGCGCTCTAACGCCTTCAGATGCTCGACCTACGAGGCAAGACATGGAGAAGGTGCAAAGGATTGAAGACGACCACAAAGGCCGTCAGAATGCAGCGCACAGCCTATTGACGGCCTATGAGTTAGAGCAGATGAATGCCAAGTCTGCGACTGAGGCAATGCGTAATCCAGTGCCATCTATGGCTGAGGCAATAGAGAGTCTGCAAGCAACGCTAGGCGCTGAAGTCGTAAGGCAATCGCCTGTCTGCAAGCATGGTCATATGATTATGAAATCAGGCATATCGGACAAAACGGGCAAGGCTTATCAGGGCTACACCTGCCCATCAAAGTCGCGCCAAGATCAATGCCCACCGATATGGCTGAAAGAAGTTGATGGTCAATGGCTCACGCCAGCCGATTATCAAGATTATTTGCAGGAGCGTGGGCGATGAGAAACCTGCGCGATCTTGCACTTGAACTAGCTGCTATCACTGTGATTGCTGATAGCGCCAAAGATGCCAAAGAACGACTTAGAGATGAATTTGCTGCTGCGCTTGAAGCTGTGGGCGCTGATTCGGCTAAGGCTAATTTAGAAGGCGCAGACATTGCCAAAGTGTCGCTTATTCAGCCAAAGCGCGTTGCACAGATTAATGATGATGCAGCTTTCACAAAATGGGTTGCACAAAACAAGCCGACAGAAATCGTGCAGAGTGTTCGTGATAGCTATAAGAAGCTATTGCTAGACACAGTGGTGATTGAAGATGTCGCAATGCACCCGAGCACAGGCGAGATTCTTGACTTCATAACAATAGTTGAGAAGGCAAGCTATATCAGCACACGATTCCAGCCTGAAGGTCGCATCAAGGTGCTGGAAGCAATATCAGCACAGCGCCTAGACATTACGATGATTTCACCTAAGGAGCTAGAGCAATGAGATATAAACTAAATGCTGAACAGCAAATGAAAGCCAGTCAAGTAGGACAGATTAGAGCGCAACGCTACTTCCCACAATTTGCCGAAGAATATAATCGCAAAGAAGACAATCCCGGGGATTGGAAGCGTATGAAGGGCAACTTCTTTGAGTTCTGCCAATTGCAGATGGAATCAATAGCTGCTGAGATGGTAGTGGGCGAATATCTGGGGCTCGATTATGGCGATTTAGGTGATGAGCGATTTAAGGCTAAAGCCGATGTTGGTGCCAATATCGAGGTCAAATGGACACGATATGCCGAAGGATCGCTAATCGTAGTGCCACGCGATAGATCGTCAGACATAGCAATTCTGGTCACTGGCTCATGCCCCAGCTACACAATTCAAGGCTGGATTCCAATAAGCATTGCTAAATCCGACCGCTATAAATCAAGCCGTGATGCAAGCTGGTGGGTTGGTCAAATACACCTGCGCCCTATCGAGACATTTAAGAAATCATCTTATGCTGAAGCTTCTTTGTCGAATCTGTAAAGAAGAGCGCGAGCACAGCATTGTGCGCGACTTTCAGGATCGTATGCCTGCTGAGTTAGTAGTAGCCGAATGTCATGGTTGTGGTGTCATAGGCGTTGCAGAGCTACCACAATTTAAGCCATGAGCGACTTTAGCAGGCAATGGCTTGAAGCTTTAGCCCTTGACATTGAGCAGATTTACTTAGTTAATCAGGGCTCAGAGTTATCCACAGATGTGGAGAGAATAGTGGAATACATAAGACAGTGGAGAAAGTAGATGTCCAAATTGTCTAGAATCTCCCAATCTTACACGCTCATGCTTGACAAGGTGGGTATGCTCCGAGGGCTTGCGCGAGCCGCTTCGCGTGTTAGCTCGCTAAGCAAACGCATCGGGGGGCTCTCTATGCTCTTAGCCTTTGCGGCTCTCGCACCTATACATACACCAGCTAACGCAAATGCTAATCATCACATGAATCTAAAACTATATGCACATAATTTGATAGATGATTGGAATGAATTTGTGTGCTTTGTAGAGCTTATACATAGAGAATCATCATGGAGATATTGGGCTGTTAATGGCTCACACTATGGACTAGGACAGATGCGATCTACTTGGTATAGAGACCTTACACCTAGACAACAGATAAGAGCTACACTTAAATATATTGATGCTAGATATGATGGACAGATATGTGATGGCGCTTTAGCATCATCATACAAGAGAGGCTGGTATTAGTGTCATCATCACTGCGCAAGACAGGTAGCACATCACAGTGGCGCAAGATTAGAGAGATGGTATTCAAGAGAGATGGTCGCTACTGCTCAACCTGTCTAGCTGAAGAGAACTTAACCATTGATCATATAGTTGAGCGATCTAAGGGCGGCACAGATCATCTAGACAACTTGCGTGTTTTGTGCAATAACTGCAACATTGGAAGAAATAAATCACATAGGGGCTTTTTTTTAAGCGATAGGACACCACCGACCCCGCATGGTTTAATTTCACCACGAAACCGAGCAGACCAAACCAGTTCAAGCCAAGCTCAGACTGAATCGGTATCACATGGCTGACCTTCGCTTGATTCAGGGCGCATCGGGA